GTATCGGTATCGGTATCATTTTTGCTCGAATGTTCGGACTCCGACGATTCCGTGTCGGGTGTCTTTTTAATAAACATAGGTTCAGGCAATACATGATTACAATCAATATGATGTGATTGTGTTGACGTGTCTTCCTTTGCATCACTTTTTACGTCATAACATATAATATTTCCACTTTCTGCCAGATTTGCTGGGGTGAATGAAAAAGAATTATAGAGACAAGGAATAATACCTGTCATCATAGGGTTACCATATTATATTGATTTATCTTTATGCGTGTTATGTTACTTGTCAAAAAACTCCTTTGTTAGACTTTGCTTCTGTTCTTCGATTTCGTTCAAATGTTTCTCTTGATTAATCACGTATTTCATATACTCATATAGTTCCTTTAACATATCGTTATTCAGTCTAGAAATATTCACAAACACACCATTTTTATTTTCGTTAATCTGTGTGTTTTTTGAATGTAATATTCGCAAAATCTCAATCTGATGAACTGTTGGCATATTTTCAATACCTTCTTTCAAAGACATTAAATAATTCGTTTTTGCTTCTACATGTTGTGCAATCGTTTGAATTTCGTTCATCGCGGATAAACTCGCAATCGCAGCAGTCATTTTGTTTTCGCAATAAAAAGAAGTAGAACCAGATGACATTTACAATACAATACAATACAATACAATATAACTTTATGCTGTTTCCGCTACGGACAACAATGTGGCAATAATGGTAACATGGGTGTCATAAAGGACAAATCGACGTCCAATAATTTTCACGGTTAGAATATCATCTTCTTCAATACGCGAGAATAGTTCGCGCGAAGACGCATGCATATCCCGTGAAAGGAACACTTCAATTGGAGACACTTTACCTCGTTCTAAATCTTTCGCACCGGCACGAATCCCAGCTTGTGTTATCGTCTTAGCAACACATTTGATGACAGTATTCTCATCTGGATAACATATAAGGCAATCCGCTATAATATCAAAGTGTATGCTTGAACCAGCCAGTGTGCCGCATGAATAGGATGAAACCGCAACTGAATTTGGGCAAATGTAGCCTTCAATTGAGCACCGGCCTTCAACCAATTTGGCAAGTTCAGTTCTAAGCAAATGTGTGATAACAACACCTTTTCCGATTTTATAGAATGGAATGCTGAGTGTGCGTCGAATTTGGCGTTTGACAAAGAGTTCTGGGTCGCAATATACTGGTTCTTTCTGTTCTACGGCGGTCTCGGCGTCGGGGACGATGGTCTCGGTGACGATGGTCTCGGCTTCGGCGACAGATTCATCATCGGGTTTCATTTTTGGGGTCTTGGGTTTCGGTTTCGGGCGTATTGTTTTTGTTGGTGGTCGTTGTTTCATTCCGGCTTCCGCTGCTGCTATTGCTACCGAAGATGCCATTCTTATAAAATGACGATGACTATATCACTTCTAGTTATATGTTTATATTTGTATCAATTTTATTCATATGTAGTCACATACAATAACTCGATACGTACCGCCACCACCTCCGCTACAGTAGATGATTTGAAGCGGCTTGCCGCAGCCAAATATCACACCGTCGCGGGCATATTTATCGCATTCTTCTTTTGAGCTGTGTGGATTGATGGGCTGTAGATTGTGTTTGAATACCCCGTGCCGCAAGATACGGCAATTGAATTCGTTATGCGCTACGACAAATGGTTCATTACAGTGAATGCATGTGAATGTGTGGTCCATTTATTATACAACTTATATATTTATAATAAAGAGCTTAAATGCTTAAAAATCTATAAATATATTCTATACGTATCTGTCCATTATGAAGGTATTATTAGTCAATAATGGTATGCATCATAAACTTTTACATTCAATCCGTAATTATAAAAATATTACATTAACAGAAATAAATGATATCAATAAGATTCTGGAAGATGAATTAAGAACATACGACGCAATATATTCACCGGGCTTACCAATCGATGTAAAAAAATATCATTATTGTAAATTTATATTTGGCCCGCAATTTTCGGTTTTTCCTGATAATCCCAGCGCGATTGAAATGATTAAAAACAAAAATTCGTTGTATATTCAACCATCAAAATGGGCATTAGATGTCTGGAAAAATTATAATTTTCGTAATATGAATTTATGTAAAGATTTAAATATAGTGCCATTACCGTTTGGCGTCGATACTGAAATTTTTAAACCACGTATCCCGGCATGTGACAAGAATCGTGTATTTTTATATAAAAAATCGAGAAGTCATAATGATTACAACGTTATCACACAATTTTTACAAAAACGTAATATTGATTTCAAGGTTTTCAGTTATAATCAAAAATATAGTGAAAATGAATACTTAGAATATTTACAACACGCAAAATATGGTATATGGGTTGGAATACATGAAAGTCAGGGGTTTGCCCTTCAAGAAGCATTATCATGTGATGTCCCTTTATTTGTATGGAATGTTACATCCATGAATCAAGAGATTGGTCCAAACTATGACAATCATCCAGCAACTACAATTCCCTACTGGGACGAACGGTGCGGAGAATACTTTCATAGACAAGATGAGATGGAGCGTACATTTGATTTGTTTTTATCAAAATTACATTCTTATAAACCGCGAGATTATGTAGTTGAAAATTTATCATTCGATGTCTGTGAAAATATGTTTATAAATTGTGTCAAACAGCTTACTACTACATAGAATACATCATACATTTACAACATTACAATACAAAATGTAGTGTAATATTGTATTATATTTATCAAGCCAACTCTGCGATAACAGATATCGCATCATCGCCAATCTCAAATCTTTGTCCGATGACTCTCACGCGTATTTCTTCTTCCTCTTGAAGTCGCGTAAAATCGACGCGGTCATAATGATGGTCGCGGGCAACAAATACAACAACTGGACTCTTCGGTTCGTTAAGTGTCGCACGAATCCCCGCCAAGCTGATATTTTTAATCACACATGAAAATACAATGCCTTCAACGAGTGAGCATGATTCACACTCATACACGACTTCAAATACCGCGTTTTTTCCATGAAGAAACCCATTCGAATATGTAAGTATTTTGACACTTCCGGGTCGAATGAATCCTTCCGCCATACATTTTCCTTCCACGATTCTCGCGAGAATATGTTCAAGTGTATCCTTTACATTACGTCCGATAATACGGAATGGGATTTCCAATTTACGTGTAAGTAAAATCCTAGTGTATAATCCCAACTTAGGCACGGCACTTGTTGGTTGCGTCATCACTTTACCAAATCTTGAAATACTAGCACTAGAAATAGCATTAGCAGTCGTGCTTTTTTCGTTCGGATTCATCTCCTTGTCCTAATATACAACTATACTTTATTTCTCTATATGTAATCTCTCGATATCGCACAACAAAGCCTCGCATGGTGTAAAGAACCATTTCTTTCCATTGACAGCCTTCCTGTCAAACGTCCGCAATAAAAACTCTTGAAATACACACAATTCTTTTTGGGTTCTAAATTTCGTGTTTTCAGTCGTGAGTTTGTATTCATCGCCTTGGGTCAGCACATTCAATCCCAGAGCAGTATTAATGATTGTGATTGCGTCTGTTTTTCCAGATTGGTCACATCGAGCACCTTTATCGCGTTTCTTTGACATTACTTTCACCTTGAACACCAAGTATTCCATTTTGAATAATGAAATAAATCCGATCATCATATTCATTTTTTGGATTTGTTCTGTTTGAACTTTCGCTAAAAGGAGCGAGAAGTCACGTTCGTCTTCGGGTTCAGCAGATACCCATTCGCGTGTTTCATAACGGAGGACAACGAGTTCAAATAATTCTTTCTTTGTTTTATTGAAGATTAGCATACCTTTGTCTTCTGGAGCATCAGCAGCGGATGAAGCGACAGCCCTTCGCCCCACCAATGGTCGATGTATCACTTGTCTGGCATAATACTGAAGAATCATACGTTCAAATGGCGAGAGATTTTGAATCGCAAGGCCGCCGCCACTTCCGCCAGATGGCTCCATCGACCGATTATTTTTTTGATACAAATGGTTCAATATACCGATGGATTCATCAAACGTCAAGTGTTCAACCAAATTCGCGATGATAAGTTCATGAAGCTCATCGATGGAGATCTGGAATTCTTCTGTCTGAGAGATTTGACGGATTACCTTCCCGCAATAATAATACCATTCGTCTTGTTCTTTTGTCGGTTTCTCAATGACAGTCTTGCATGTTTCAAAAGTGTCGAATAACATTCCAAGTGTATTTTCTGACGTGGTTTCGGGGGCAGGCACTGGTTCGACAGTGGGCTCAGTCTCAGGCTCAGGCTCATTGGCTTCGCCTGCAACCGCTTCCGCTGACATCTCCGCCGCCGCCGCAGCCGCCACATCCGTCAAGGCCGACATCTCTGACATATCCGCTACTTTTTTCGCAATCTTTTTATTTGGAACGACCTTTGCTCCTGTCGCCCCAGCCGGTGCAGAAACACCTGACTTCGAGAGAATCCCCAAATAATCCTCGGTGATATTTTCTGTAAGAGGATATTCTATCGCGGCATGCTTATAAGGGACCGGCGTGCTTCGTTCATGAATACTAATACGTTTATCTGTTATTTCGATGGGTTGAAATAAATAGTAGTCGCCGACATTTATGATACGCCCAAGACGCCCATATTTATCATTTACATATTCGTTGGGGTCCGTCACCATTTGTGATAAAGCAAGGTTTATTTGTGCGACGGGATATTGACGTATCGCATTTACATGCGCGATGATTCCGTTGCGACCGGTCTTCTTGTAAAAAAATGATTCCTTATACAAATCACGTATTTTGTGAATGATTTTATCGATATTCATCGACATGAATTTTTCATTGAACGTATCAATACGCACATCACTCTGGCCGACGGGACCACCCTCTTCACGAGGGTCGCCATCATCGCTGTCTCTGTCGTCATCCATTCCATATAAATCGTTCTGTTCTTGAATCGGACGCCCGTTTGAAAACGTCGGGCGACAAACGTATTCGCACCGTTCCATATAGTCGCATAATGCGGAATATGGCCGCGCACCAACCTGATAATTGATTTTTTTGCGTGACGAGAGATTCAGCTCAACAACTTGATTTAGTTGTGCGGCGGTTTGTGTATTATGTTGAACATTCAATAAACAATCCACTGCAGAGGTTCGTAACAAGCGAGATACAACGCCGATTTTTATCGCTTTAAATTCAGATAAGCGATAGAGGTAAAGGTCAATCGCCTCGATATCAGGGTTTGAAAGGTCGGTTCCGTATAAATACAATTCAACATTTCTTTGTGCAAATGGTAAACGCTTATGACTACAATTGCGAATCGCTCTACCGATAATTTGTTCAAGCAAATTCATGTTATACCACGGTTCCAATATATGGACTTGGCGAATGTTTTTGAAATCGAGACCTTCACTTCCAGCGACTGAAATAATGACGACTTTCACATTTTCGCCGTTTGTGTTATTTTCGCTTGTGAGTGCCTTTAGTTCATGTAAATTATCGGGCGAAATCGTGGGGTCGCCGGTGATGACCGAATATCGCGCAGGACGAAATGGTTGATCAGGATATTGTCCTTGGTGTTGCCGCTGGGGAAGCATCGTAATCGAATCGATGTTTTGTGCGGGCTTGCTACGAAACAAAGACGAATTTCCGCCGGCGACGCTATACCGGATGAAACCGAGCTCTTCTAATGCGAGAGCAATCGGAACAACACCGCCGTCTATATACTGACTGTAAATAAGAATAATGCCGTCGCTTATCATGACCTTATCCATAATGTTTTTTATTTTCGCGGAATACCGACCGATATTGTCAGGCGCGAAGATACGAGACGATGTTTTTGTAGTTGTTTCACCGCGAGGTAGTTTGAACCCCCGTATAAATTCGGGGCGGTATTCAAAATTCTGCCGCATCGGTGGATTCCCGACCTCTTCATATGACATGATATGACGCAAACCCTCTTTCCCGATACACGCTGTAATATCAAATTCATCGTTCGGGTTATTAATATATTCAATGAGAGATGGATGAGGATATACCATATTCAAAGCTTCAAGCGGACGTTGGACGGCGGCATAACCAATCGTGTCCATATTTTCGAATGAAGGAAAATCAGCAGATTCAACCAACGTGGTTTCGTCGATTACGTCGGTAGCACTGGCACCCGTACCTGCTTCTGTCGCCGCGACGACTTTGCCTTTCACTTTGCCTTTGTCTTTCACTTTGCCGGTATCCGCAGCCGCAGCCGCAGCCGCAGCCGCAGCCGCTGCCGCCACCTTCTTTCGTCGAGCCATCGCGTTCTTTTTATAAATATACATCGCCTTCATGTCGTTTATTATAAATCGATACGCTGCTTCTTGTATATCGCCCACGCGTGTCATATATACATCCATATGTTCTATCGGTTGTTCGATATAACGTCCATTTAATTGTCGTCGTGGATAACCTACCGCCGCCGCCGCATCGCCATTAAGTCGAGCAAGAAGCGAGAATTCTGGCGAATGTTCTCTCGGATATACTCGATAAGGAAATGTGTATGGATTTTCACCACGAACGAATGAAACATAACCTGTCGCTTTACGAACAAGCAACTCTTTCCCAATCTCTCGACCATCCGCATCCAGCCGGAAATTACCGCGGTCATCAAACACATCTGTAATGTCAATCGTCGCACGGCGGTCATTCAGGTTCATCAAGTTAATTAGCCATACGATTTCCTTGTAACTGTTATACATCGGGGTTCCCGAGAGAAGGAGCAGTCGCACGTTATTCACCTTCTGAACAATCTGAAACAATATCTTCGCCACACGCTTATCACGGTTATCATCGGTGATGCGAATATTATGAACTTCATCAATAATAATCAGCGTATTTGCGAATAATTTGCGCAGCTTTGTCACCGAGAGAGTTTCAATCGCAAGTGTCTCCATTTCGGCAGCCTTTGCGAGTTCAGCGGCTGATTTACGGCCTTTCTTAACCGCCGCTGCCCCCGCGGCCGCCTTCCGTCGAACCTCCTGTATCACCGCATCATCCTGCGAAAGTCCAATACTCGACGCGTGTGTGCGTGTATAATTTGCGAATTCGTTATAACCGAAAAACAAATAGCTCGACGATATGAGACGCCGTATCTGTTTTATTATTTTGTCACGCGTGAGACCCTTCATATTCATCGGGTTGATTTCTTTGATAAATTTATTACCGGTGCACGCACGAATATTCCATACACCTGGCTCAATCTCTCGGAGCTCACGTTCATCAAAAAGCTGGAGCCGGAAATTCTCTTGAACATTCGGTGAAGCAACGACGATAATCTGTTGTGTAATGCCCATCTGTTTCATATAGTCCCGCATCTCTTCCGCAACACTAATCGCCGAACATGTCTTTCCTGTTCCGAGCCCGTGGTATAAAAGTAAACTATTATAAGGCGTCTCCACGGAAAGAAAATTACGCACAAATTGCTGGTTGGGTGCAAGTTCAATTTGTGCATTACACAAAATATCTGCTTCATCCTCCACCCTTTTCGCATTATCTACATCCATCTTTGTATCAAAGAACTCTTTACGCAACGCTATTTTGGTATTAAAATTTGGGTCATTCAGGGTCGGGTAAAGGCCATTCGTGGCAGCAGCGGCAATTCGCAGACCTTCACCGTCCGCGTCGTCGCTATCCGTGTCCATCGGTAGAATACCAATATCATGTATCGTCGTCATCTCTCGTTCGAGCAATTCCTTTTTAAGGAGAATCTTGTTAAATTCCTTACTAAATGGGTTATTGAGTTCTTCCGGTTTCAGACGTCTGCGTCCTTCTTCGAGTTCGCGTTTCATATTCGCAATCGTGGTTTTAGGGTCAGAACGACTGGTGCTTGCAGTGGCGGCGGTGGTGGCTTTAGCTTTTGGTCGTATCTTGCGCGGTTTTTTACCGTCTACCGTCCCTGCCACTGCAGTGTTCGAAACGCCCTCCTCTGGCATGACAGCCATGGCCGCCGCAGCAACAGAAGCAACCGATGGACGGTCCGAATCACCGCTCGATGGACGGCCCGATGGACCTATCGTCATTTCTATGGGTATATTTTCTTGTTCTTCTGCCATTCAGTTGTAGTTATGTCTATTATGTAATGATATATAAATTAGACGAAATAAAAAGAACTAAAAAATCTGATAGCGGGATAATATGTTATTGATTTTACGAATGATACCAATTTTTTCTAAATTGTAAGGTCGTATCGTTTGAATACACTCGTCAAATGACATCCATTTCATGAGACCAACCTCCATAATATCGTGTGCCTTTTTCGGTTTCTTATCTAAATCCACCATTGCAAGAAAATATTTCTGTTTATAACACTTCATATCCGACCCCATGAAGATTTCTTCGAATGGAGCAATATTTTGTATTACATTATCGTTAGAGATGTCGTAGCCTGTCTCTTCGAGGCATTCTCTCAGAGCACACGGCAAGTCTTTTTCATTATAGTTGCGTCGGCCTTTCGGAAATCCCCATTCTGTTTCCGTCCAGTTTGTGGTGGAATCCTCGATAAATTGATGGAGCGTCTTTACCCTACCATCCTTTGTCCGTATTCCGCCAAGAACCTGTCTATATTTTTCATACGAAATATGTTCTTCATTTTTATACTGACTACTTCGCGTATATTCACCCCATAATAAACGCCATAATTGTTCGAATGTTAAGCGCAACAAATTCGCTTTTTCGGTCATGGTCATCTCGTCGATAATACGCTGAATATATGCTTCGTCGTTAAGAGAATATTTTCCGCGAACAAAATCGACGAACCCAAATGAATCGCGACGACGTATCATAAGAAACTCTGGCCCTGTTTCGCCACAACGAAATGCAATCACGCCAATACTTGTAATCGGTGCGCGGCAATTATTATACACGTGATTTGTGCGGTTACAATTATTACAGAAATACTTGTTTGATTCTACACTGTTTATTGATGCCACCGCCACCCCTACACTGCCTCCGCCTCCACACGACGACGAGTGCTTACTTCGATTATTTCGTAGTTGAGTTATTTCAAGATATGATAACGTAGATTTAGGATTGTTTAGCTTACCGGATTCAACAGTCTCAGCAGTAACTGCTATTTCTTCCATCTTTTGAAAATCGCTTATCGTAGTTCTATGGTTGTTTTTATGTCGTTTCATTATAAGCAACCTATGATTAAGCTTGACGCGAAAGTATGGGGTCCAAATTACTGGTTCTTCTTGATGACAGTCGCGGTAAATTATCCCGACCATGTAAATGATGTCACGCGTAAGAAATACTACGATTTCATCCAAAACTTTTCCATGTTTATTCCTGAACCGGAAATGTCGGCGGAGTTTGACCGAATGCTCGGAAAATATCCTGTCACGCCGTATTTAGACAGCCGCGATTCATTTATTCGCTGGGTTCATTTTATTCATAATCGATATAATGTTCTATTGATGAAGGATGAAATCACTCTACATGATGCTCTCGAGAGATATTATTTACATTATCGCCCGAAGTCTGTGCAAATTCTAGAGGAACTGAAGTATCGAGAGAAGCTCGTGTATTTGGTTTTACTGGCGGGGTTGGGGTATGCGGCGTATTACTATCATAATCGGTAGCGAAATATTCGAGACTATATATAACTTACCAACCAAAATAGTGAACCCACCGATAAATGGTAAAAACCGAATACATTGTATTTATAATTACAGCGGTTATTATCGTAAATACATACTATGATGGACAACCGTTAAAGATGTTTCAAAGCAATCAAAAGTGGATTAAAATGGCCACCTTTGGATTTATTGGATTATCGCTCTTCCTGTTTTTACGCCGCAATCCGGAAAACTCTAGGCAATTGTTCTTTCATGCGAACGATATCATCAAGTATATGCCGATAAGTAAGGGGACTGCGGATATGATAACACCGTTTTTTGATATCACGGGACGTTCCGCTGGGGGTATGCCACCCAACCACGGCGGTGCGATGGGTGGTGCGATGGGCAGTGCAGTAGGCGATTCAAATAGAGAATTACAATCCGAGCAACCAATAGCACGGCCGTCGTTGGGGGGTGGAACCCCCGCGGAAAGACGCTTGCTCAACTCCGGTAAAAACTCTAGCAAGCGTAGTGTAAGCGAAACAAAGAAAAAGTATGTCGCCGCACAACAGGGTTGGAAATGCGGTGATTGTCAGCGCCAGCTTCCTGCTTGGTTTGAAGTGGACCACGTGATTGCCTTAGAACATGGCGGTTCCAATCACATCGATAATTTAGTCGCTTTATGCCGAGACTGTCACGGCAAAAAGACCGCGATGTCCTTTTTATAATATCGTAGCGAGCATCACATTTTTATATCCTATAATAATAACTGGGTGTTGTTCGTATAGGAGGATATAAAAAAGAAAGAATTATCCGCAATGTCAGGGTCAGGGTCAGTGTC